TTGGTACGTTGCCCGGCGATACCCACAGTACGATTGACTCAGATTTTCAGACAGGCTCAGAAGAGCGAGATCGTTGTGAACTCGCACAGGATTAACCGAGGTGAGGGCATTCTGACCGGGAAGGAAGACTCGGACTTCAGGTTCGTGTCCTTGGATGACTCCAGAATCCCAGACTTGATTGTGAAGATGGCATCCAAACTAAAGGATCGTGATGCCAACTTCCAAGTATTATCCCCAAAATATGACGGTATAGCGGGGGTCACGAACCTAAATGAGCGTCTACGTGAAGTCCTGAACCCACCTGGGGCTGGTAAGACTGAGGTGGCGTTTGGGAAGGTGAGCTTTAGGGTTGGTGACCGTCTTATGGTAATCAAGAACGATTACAAGCTCGGAGTCTACAACGGAGATATGGGCAAGCTCGTAGACATACGCTCCGACTTCCTACGAGTTAGAGTTCACGGGCTTGGCGAGGATGGTCTAGACGCCAACGTTGAGATACCAAAAAGTGATGTACTTCAGAAGCTTCGTCTGGCCTATGCAATCACGGTTCACAAGTGTCAAGGCAGTGAATTTGATACAATTATAATACCAATGGTTCGAGAGCATGGTCGCATGCTTCAACGGAACTTGTTCTATACTGCAGTTACCCGTGCAAAGAAGAAGGTTTGGGTGATTGGTGATCGTGGGTCCGTCCAACGTGCAATCGAGAATGACAAGGTTGTAGCTAGAAATACTGGGTTTGGAAAAGCCATCTTGGAAGCGGTTGGGTCCGGTGTAGCTGAGTGAGTGGAACAGAAGTACGTTGATGAGCTATATCGTGAGATTGGTACACTTCGGGTTGAGTTGGAGCCTGATCCAACGGTGTTGGGGGCCAGGTACATCCAATCGGTAACCTCAAAGTGTCGTAACTACTTAAATAGGGTATCTCAGCGTCGAGTTGAGTTGAGTCGGATGCGACGCAACTTAATGGTCCAGATCGCCGGGGAGGAGACAGCTCTCTCAATAGAGAAGGACCACTTGCTGGCTGAGAATGACACTGTACAGCGCCAGCCCAACATCCGTGACCGTGAGGCCGTCGTCAACACAATGCTTCGTTCGCAGGTCCAGAGCATAGCTTCAAAGAAGAGGGACCTGCTTGATGTCGAGACTGTGGATAAGGCAGTCAAACTTGTTCATGATGAGTTGATTCGTACTTCCACTGAGATTAAGGTTCAGCGGAGCCTACTATTCTCGGATCGCTTGTCTGGGTCTGGTTATGGGGATGAGTCTCCGGTTGGTAGTAACCCTCCACCACCTGCTACTGCGGCTGCTTCTGATATCAACGAGAATGAACTAGAAAACTTGATGAAGGGTACTGTCCCACTTGTCCCTGTTACTAAGTCTGAGGAAGAAGACCCTGATCTAGCAGCGGCTTTAGCTAGCATCCAGGATGAAGATCCAACTTCTGAGGTCGTACCAGAAGATACTGAGAAAGCTGTTGTAGAACCATATAGTATCCCTGAGATTTCAAGCGGGGTACCTTCAGAGGTGGAGGCAAGTGAGAACGCCTCGGGTACCGATGATGATGACTTGGCTAGCTTTTTAGAGGATAAGCCAGCGCCTGCTAAGGCAGCCTCTAAAAAACCCAAGTCTGCAGATGAGTCACCTGCAAGAGTAAAGCTAGATGACATAGACTTCGACTTCGAAGATGTTTTGAGTAACGTCTAAGTCACCTCTCATCATCTATCGGTGTAACAGATCACTGGTACGTCACTGACATGATCCGTCCGTGGTGACATTATCCAGTCCTATGGCGTACTACATTGAAGCACAGACCAGGTTACCCAGCACTACCTACCAAACTGTATCTGGGGCCACGTCATTGCAAATAAGGAAAACACACAATTATGGCCGAAGAAGATCTTGATATTGAGCTACCAGACGTTAACGAAGATATTGGTCTTGGGGATGAGGACAAGGGGAGAGTCCAGTCCAACAAGCTCGAATGGTACAAGGGTGAGAAGGGTCGTACCGACCGTATTGCTCTCGTGTACTTCAATAACTACGAGACCATTCAACTCCGCAATCAGCTTAAGGCCAAGCCTGATCTGAGCTCCGAGCAACAGAAGGCGATTGTCAAGAAGGTTAGAGCTAGCATTGCAGCCAAGCTCAATAAGTCAGTTGATGCCCTCGAGCCAGTCGACCTATTGGACCTACGGGAAGCCAGGTTCAAGCCGGCTTCAGCGGTCTACAAGGAGGGACTTGGTTTCCTTTCATGGCCGACGGGTCTTACTGCGGCTGAAGAGAAGATTTGGGCCAAGGTTGGTGACCGCAAGGACTACGTGATCACAGTGGTTCTGTGGTACCCGACTGACCGTGAAGGTGAGATCGACAAGGAGCGTCTCTCCAAGCATTGGAGAGTCCTTCCATGGCGCACTACTCCCGAGATGTACGGCAACTTCCGCAGGATGAACAAGGGTCTTGTTGGTGATGGGTCATCCATCTCGCAGATTGACTTGAACCTAACCTGCAGTGATACCAACTTCCAGAAGAACACAATCACACAGGCTGGCAGCGCTATCTACTTGAAGAACGAGAACTTCAAGAAGTTGGTACTTGAGAAGGCGTTCGCCTTGTACTCCAAGCTGAGTCCATTCCGAACTCTGACGACTGATGAGCTTCGAGAGAAGCTTGGCATGCCGGCAGCCGGTGGTGGTGGCTCATCCAGTGTGGATATCAGCGACGAGGACTTCTCAGGAGTCCTCGGTAACGTATAACCTGCGGTAGTTGTGAGTAGGGACGCTAACGTGTCCCTACTCAGCCACTCTTTCGCTTAGTGTGTACGAGTTGTCGTATCCATTAGCGGTATAGGTGCGCTTAATGTATTCCCTCGGGTTAGATCCGTCATTCTCTGATATGGGTTGGTGTGTACACGATCCATGGGCAGTTGGTAAGGCGCGTGTCATCGATAAGGGCCGATTCTCGAGTCCTGCTGATATGGTGTTCGTAGCCAGGTATATGGGGTTGCGATCGTGTATTAACAACTTACTCGATGATTACCCTGAGGTTAGTATTGTTGGAGTAGAGTCACCTCCCTTTGGGGAGGGTTGGTCTGAAGGACTCTACGCTCTATTCACTTATGTAAATGAAGCGATTTACACTCACCGGAAGGATGTGGTGTATTTCGATCCCCTGACAGTGAAGTCCCTTGCTAAGGAGGACCCCTCTATTCGTAAGGGAAAAATGTTCAAGTCTGACATGGTTGCGATGGCCAAGGCGGATACTGGTATCACTCATTGGAACAATGATGAAGCTGATGCTTACAACGTTGCGAGATTCGCAGCTCGGTTCTGGCTGCTGTTAGAGGGTGAAATAGATGAAGATGTACTGATTCCGTCTGAGCGACACACCTTCCTTGGGGAGCACACCTTCTCAAGGGGTGTTCGCTCGGGCGAGATCGACAAGTATGGGACGCTGTTCAGGGAGAACGATAGGTTCTTCAGGTTCTCAAAATTGGAGTGAACATGGCTGCTAAAAAGAACGCTCAACCACCGATGGATGAAGTCGACGCCAAGCGAAAAGAGATGATGGCACAGACTCGAGCCTTCATCAAGAAGGCTACTGATCAGGAACCAATTGGGAATCGAACTGGTTCCTGGCCTCACCTTAACTCAGGGGCTATCGCGGTTGACAGCTTGATTGGTGGTACCCCGATACTAGATGGTTCAGGGTTGGTTTGCCCTGGGTACCCACGAGGGCGTCTCGTAGAGATCTACGGAGCTGAGTCGAGTGGTAAGACAACTCTTGCTTTGGCAGCTGCAGTACAAGCTCAACGCGCCAAGCAAGGGGTTCTGTACCTAGACTACGAGAATGCCATCCACCATGGGTATGCTCGGTCAATCGGAGTGAACTTCGATGAGGACTACTTGAGCTTGTTCGCTCCTACTACGTTGGAAGAGGGCATGAAGATGCTCTATATCGCCATTCGGCAAGGAATTGGCTTGATCGTCATTGACTCGGTGGCTGCCATGGTTCCCAAGGCCGAGTTGGAGAAAAAGCTTGATGATGCGGCTGCTATCGGAGTTTTGGCGAGGTCGATGAGCTCGGTACTACCGAAGATGACTCAGTGGCTTAAAGACAGACCTGCTGTAGTCATATTCATCAACCAGGTCCGAGCTAACATCTCGAAGTCGAGCTATGGGCCAGGAGACGATAACACAGCTGGTGGCAAGGCTGTGAAGTTCTATGCAAGCCTACGATTGAAGCTCACGCGGATTAAGTCTGAGTTCATCGAGCGGATTGACCCAATCACTCTTCAGAAAAAGAAGATTCCGTTCGGAAACGTGGTTCAGGTCAAGGCCGTTAAAAACCGTATGGATGGCAAGCAGGGTCATACTTGCGAGATCTTCATTCGGTATGGTTCGGGGGTGGATGAGTACTTGTCCTTGGTCGAAGCAGCGGTACCTCGTAAGATCATAGTAAAGAGGGCGTCAGCTTATGACTTTGGCGGCGAGTCCTTCAAGGGTCGAGACAAGCTTCGCAGCTATCTAGTGAATAACCCTAAGGTTTTCGAACAGCTGCGGGATAAGGTGATGCAAGCTCTACTGTCCGAGGCCCCAACCGCGGTCGCTGAAGTTGATGACGAGGACATTGTATCAGACATGAGGAGGGAACTTGATGACGATACCTTGTTTGATGAGGCAGTTGATACGGCTCCCGAAGAGGTAGTTGCCGAGGGGTCATGATCAATATTGAGGTCAAAGGCTTTCAATCCATCGAGGATCTCAACCTAGCCCTCGATGGATTCACTGCCATTGTTGGCCGGAGCAACATTGGAAAGAGTGCATTAGTAAGGGCACTTAAGTGTGCCCTTACTAATGCCGAGGGGGTGAACTTTGTCAGGCACGGTCTCGACTGCGCTCGGGCTCTCCGGGGGGTCAAGACTTGCAAGTGTGCAGCCTCTGTGCACATTGTCATGGATGGGTTCAACCTACTCTGGGAGAAGGGTGACTCTGTAAACCGATACTTATTCAACGGGAAGAAGTACGATAAGCCCGGGAAGGGTATTCCAGAGTTCCTGCTTAATGACGGTCTTGCTCCGGTCAAGGTTGGGGATGCCGCCAAGAGTATTCAGATTGCCGATCAGTTCTACCCACTCTTCCTTTTGGACCAGTCGGGTGGGGTTGTAGCCGAGACGATCTCCGATGTATCCAGATTAGATCGGGTTAGCAAAGCTACGAAGTTGGTCGAGAAGGATCGACGTGACTTACAAGGTACCAAGAAAATTCGTGAGGCGGATGTTGACAAGCTTAGAATCCGTCTGTGCGCCTATGAGGGGCTGGATGACGCTCTTCATAGGGTGGGTGACCTAGAGGGTCAGTACGAGATTATCGAGGCCAAGGAAGTCAAGCTAGAGGTCATTAAGGGGTTCATTCTCAAGCTCAAGGAGCTGGCGCTCCGGATTCGGTCTTTGGCTAGTGTTGAGTCCGTGAAGGTACCCGCTATCGATGCGGTTGACCAGTTAGGTCAAAAGGTTGATCAGCTCATTAAGTTCTCTGATGAGTACTCTCGTAGAGCTGAGATTGTGTCTAATCTGGAGTGGGTCGAAGACTTGGAGGGTAGAGTCCCAGACATCACTCCGGTTTCTACTCTGAACTTAAAGGTTGATCAGCTCATTAAGTTCTCTGATGAGTACTCTCGTAGAGCTGAGATTGTGTCTAATCTGGAGTGGGTCGAAGACTTGGAAGGTCGAGTCCCAGACATCACTCCGGTTTCTACTCTGAACTTAAAGGTTGACCAACTCACCAAATTCTCTGTAGATCATGCTCGTCGGCAGACTAGAGTTGACGAACTCAGTTGGGTCGAATCCCTAAAGGTACCTGTTATCTCTGGCCTAGAAGAGCTATCCTCTAAGTTCACACTTTTGGACTTGTGGGTTGCTAAACTCAGAAGCCTTAAAGCAAAGTTTGAGGATATGAACAAAATGGTCAAGGCTCCGGTCCCTGACCCCACGACTCTTCAAGATCTACAGGGCAAGCTGACCACTCTAGACCAATACCTCGCTAAGTTTCAGTCTCTGCAGGGAATAGTTGGTACCCTTGAAAACGACTTGGCCCAGGTTGAGGTTGAGGAGGCGGGTCTGGAGCAAGAGGTCAATGCGCTTGGTATCTGTCCAACCTGTGTGCGACCTATGACTCTGGACCACTCCCATGCCTAGACTATCTTTCCTATTCAGGACCGACACTCATTTGTCTGATAATAGCCCGTCCTCTTGGAAGGCTGATTACACGGAAGAGATTTGGAATAGCCTGACTCAGGTGGGAGAGTTAGCCAAAAACTTTGGTGTCAATGCAGTGCTCGATGGGGGCGACTACTTTCATAATAAGGCTCCGACTCGGAACTCGCACTATCTGGTTCAAAAAACAGCTCTGATCCACGCTGGTTATCACTGCCCTACTCTGATGGTACCAGGGAATCATGATATTCGTTACAATAACCTGGAGACCCTTGAGAGGCAGCCCTTAGGTACTCTCTATGCAAGCAAGGTCTTCGAGCAACTTGATGAGCGTGTCTTTGAGGATGGGGATCTTCGAGTGCGCGTGGTTGGGGTCCCATACAACCCCAACTTGACCCTCAATGAGCTGATGGGTATTCAGAAGAAGAAGGGTGATACTCACCTGATCGCTGTTGTTCATGCATTAGCGTCTCTGAACCCTCCGACTTCTGTCGAGGACTTTTGGAATGAGCCAGTGTTCTCCTATGAGTCACTTGTGAGCCGCAATGGTCCTGATGTCTTCATGTTTGGTCATTGGCATAAAGACCAAGGGGTTGAGGTTGTAGGTGGTAAGTACTTCGTCAACCAGGGGGCGCTATCTCGCGGGTCCCTGGTAAGAGAGAACCTTGAGCGGAATCCAAAGGTTGCACTCATTGAGTTTGATGGTAGTGGGTTGCGAGTCGAAACCTTCAAGCTAGCGGTTGCCCCGGCTGAGGATGTCTTCGACTTGGAGAAGAAGGCGGTCCAAGAGCGTGAGCGCCAGGACATTGACCAGTTCGTTCAGCGGTTGGTGTCTGAGGGTGAGGTGGACCCGAATCAGACCATCGAGGAAAATATCAAGTCACTAGATTTCGCCGATGATGTTCGAGCTGAAGCACTCAAGTACTTGGAAATGGCTGAAGTAGGATGAGCGTAAACTACATCTCATATTCTGGGTACAAAGAGTACGAGAAGTGCCCCTATGCCTACTGGTTCAAGTATGTAGTCAAGTATAAGCTAAAGGTCCAGGAAAACAGTGTTAATTCACTGTACGGGACCACCATCGGTACAGTTTTTGAGGCATTTTACAAGCAAAAGATTTGGAAGGATAAGGACCTTCCGCGGCGCTTGTTGGAGATCGCCCCTGCGCATCTTGATGTAGCCATCAAGGAAGCTATGGATAAGGGGAGGGATGTGGATTGGTTTGATGAGAAAGCCAACTACCACAGTAAAGCAGAGATCATTGCGGACCTCGAAGCGACGATCCCTATTGGGGTTCAGACTATTCGAGATAACCGTTTCGTTGGTCCTCGCATGGATACTGAGTTCAAACTCGACTTCAGGTTTGGCAAGTACATCATTGGGGGTCGCGCTGACTTCATCATTCAACGGGTGAAGCCCTTCAACGACCTTGTGATTCTTGATGGCAAGGGCTCCAAGCACCGTGAGATCTATGTTGATGGTCACAGGTTAGCCAAAGGACAGAAGATCGAAGGGACTCAATTGAAGTGGTACGCTCTGCTCTATAAAGCTAAGTTCAGTACTGTACCTGAGGGCATCGGCTACATATTCTGGAGGTTCGAGGGCGAGAGGGCTATTGAGTGGGTGGAGTTCTCAGAACAAGACTTGTACCAGTTGCGAGTTGAGGTTCTATCCATATTAACACGTATTGATGTCGCGACTGATCGCTTAGATAAGGCCGGGAAGGGGACTCAAGCGTATAGCGACCTAAGACAGGAGCTTTTCCCATCCCAGCCTAGCTATGGGTGCAACTTGTGTGCATTCGCATCGGTATGCGAAGACGGTAAGAAACAAGTACAGAAATCTCGTCCGCGCCCCCGGCTAAACCTACCAGAAGGTGTAACAGAACTTGCCCTCGGTATTGACGACTGAAGCTTCATGGAGAGGTGGTTTGATGTCTCAGCTTTTGACACCAGATAAACTACAGGAGAAAGTGGCCAGTATTATTCAGCGCCACTCACGGATACTACGTCGCAAATCAGAGTTATCTGGGGAGTTAAAGTCGAAGAAGGAAGAACTAGCCGCCCTAGTAAGAGAAATCGATGCGGCCGGGTACAACCCCAAGACCCTTGTTGAGGAGCGGAACAAGACTCAACAAGATCTTGAGAGTATGCTTGAGGACTACGATAGGCAGCTGACTGAGGTAGAGGGTACTTTTGCAGAGTACGATAGGAAATGAGGACCTAGATGAAGATTCAAATCAACTTTAACCTAAACGATATCATTGAGGCCCTCGATGTGGTCTCAACGGTGGCTCCCCACAAGACTACCAACGACTCAGAGGGGTACCTCTTCGTTGTGAAGGGTAAGGAGTGCTTCATATACTCCAGTGGCGAGAACTGTATTGCTAGAGCCAAGTTCAATTTGATTGATTCTAGTGGTGATGGGTCATTCGTATTCCCAGCCAAGAATCTAAGCAGCTCATTGCGTCCTCTGGCTAAAGAGGAGGAGACTTGTATCATCGAGGCTACCTCGGATGATGATGGGCGCCACATGGTTCGGTATGTGACAAGTCCGGATGGGGCTGAGGCGGAGTTTGGTAGCTTCTCACCTGAGAGTATCTCTCGGTATGATGACGACCTGGAGGCTGCTACTGAGACTTACGAATTTAATCCTGCCGTCCTGAAGGAGGCAATCAGTCTCGCGCGCTCTTTTATGGCTGACAAGGTAGAGCAAGGGATGTCGGAAGCCTTCCGAGGAGTTGAGGTCATTGACAAGACTCGACTCGAAAAAGGGGATGGTTATCTGTACGCTACAGATCGTTTCATGGCGTTCTACTTCAGGAGTGACCACTTTGTTGGTAAGAAGTTAGCTATACACGGCAGTTATGTACCAGCTTTCCTGAGTTTCCTTAGTAAGTGTGACAGTGGTAGCAACATCACCGTCAAGATTAGTGACAAGACCTTTGCTATCAACAGTAGGGGTGATGTGTTCGGTTGGAATAAGGGTGACTTGCACGACAAGTTCAGCCATCACAACCTCAAGATGGATTCGTTGGTGGTTCGAGTGAACAAGGCCCGTTTTCTGCACGCCTTAGACGCCTCCAAGGGCGCACTGAAGGACAAGGAGCAGGATGGGATAGTCTTCAACTATGATGCGAAGACTAGCAAGATCTGGTTCAACGTTCCCACCTCGAAATCCAAGTCCCTCAAGATCGATGCTACACCCGTGGTCGATGCAGAGGAGGGTACTACGACCGCTACGGCTGATTCATTCTCTGCTGTAGTGAGTGTCAGGCAGCTCACCGAGCTAGTTCAGAATATGAAGGGCTATGATATCACTTTCCGTGGTTACATAGGGAAGCCCAAGAACGGGGCTAAAGCACTCAACTTATTCAGGACTATTGACGAATTCTACCTGAGTTCTGCAGACGGTAAGGTTACTACATCCCAAGAGGACTCTATCCCGTGTCGAGTAACGAGGTTCATGTCCTCCCTGACGAAGTAGGGAGGAAGCAGCGAGTAAACACTCTCCGGCTTCGAGCCACGAGGGTCAAGACTCTGAGAGACCAATTGAACTTGGAACTCGGTGAGAAGGAGAGGGAGTTAGAAACCCTCTCCTCTCGCTTAGCTACCCTCGCCAAGGTCTCTGAGCTCTACTTGATACTGTTGGACCGCATGGTAAAGGGCCAAGTCAAGGTAATTGATGAGGTGATTACCCATGGGTTCCAGACGATATTCTATGATCAGGATCTTAGATTCGAGACGGAACTGTCCTCTAAGTATAATCGAGTGAGTGCAGAGTTCTTTGTCTGTGACGGTGACCCAGCCAATGGTGGAACTCGGGGTAGCCCTTTGGAGTCCTATGGTGGGGGTCCGGCTACTATAGCAAGTTTGGTCCTGAGGATACTGACAATCCTTAGGTTGAAGCGCCGAAAGTTCCTTCTGCTCGACGAGACCCTCTCCGCGGTGTCAGATAGTTACGTGGAGAACACAAGCTTGTTCCTCAAAGGTCTGGCTGAGACGATGGGGATTGACATATTTCTGGTTACTCAACACCAATCTTATGTTGATTACGCTCCGACGTCCTACCATGCTGATACTAAAATCGATGGCGGCCGGAAGCACTTGACACTACGGCGCGCTAAGGGTTCCAAACATGAAAACCAAGTCTGATATAGAGGCGCGAGTCAAGGAGTTGGTTTGTGCGGAATTTGACCGGAGGGTGATTGAGGCATCAAAAAGACTACCCACCCGATGTGTCAACAACTATCGGCACCCACTTGATACTCGGAAGAAGCTCGAGGGAGAGCCAAACCCAGGGTACAATCGAATTACAGATAAGCATGAATTGCCAGTGGTACAGACGATTGGCTTCTGCATGCTAGGGTGTAACGACCCTGAGAATTGGGAGGGTACGATCTGCGAGGAGCCCATCGATGCTAAGAAGTGCTCAGACTTTAAGGCAGCTAGAGGAAAGGCAGACATCCTTCCTGAGTTGTCTCAGGACTTGAAGAACACCTCTTGGGTCAAGGATAACCACCCAGAATTGTTCTCGCTATTATGGGTTCTCGGTTTGGTCCAAGAGATTAAGATCCCGTTTTGGAAGATGGTTTGGTTCTGGTTCCGTCGGATTAGGTTGGAGCCGGTCGTGCCGAGGATTGACACCTCGAAGCTACTACCACCCCCAACGGACCCATGAGCTTCTCAATCTTCTCCTACCTACTGGTCGCTGAAAGACTGCGCCCTAGAGCTGACTCTGGGGCTGGTTTTTCTGTGCCAGCGCTCTCGGAGAGGGGTGTGGTTGATGGTCTTGACCCAATCCTAGTCACCAACGCCCGTAGGGGGTTCGTGGTCACGCGCAAGAACAGGGAGGGTATGGCGCGCTTCGGATTCTCTCCCTGCACCTTGGAAGAGGAGCCAGCACTACTAGTTGACTTGGTTTACCGAGTTGCGAGCCTGTCTGTTGAGCACGGTTGGGTCAATCGGTTCAAGTCCGTTGGGGAGGCCATTAACTCCATGAGTGTCTCTCGATTCAAGCCTAAAAATCTAGTTCTACCAAGAGGGATGGTAAGCCGCTTCACCGACGACGAAGGGGTTCAGCATGGTAAAGTTGAGGGTCTTCAACTACTATCGACTGACCTACCAGATAAGTGTGCTATTTTGACGGCCGATTCACCTGCTTTAGGTGTCTACACAAGGGTGGGAGACTACATCGGTCTTCAACTGTACAACGTAGACAAGACTTTGGCGGTAATCGAGTCACATGAGCTGGGCTGATGACTTAGTTGAATATGCACAAGGCAACTTGGACGAGAGGGTCCTAGAGGCTTTGTGGGGTCGAGGGGTTTCTTCTGAGCCTAATCAAATCAAAGAGTTCAAGCTTGGGTACTTGAATGGAGTCTTACCCGCTGGGGTCGATCCTGCTTTTAGGGATTGGGCACATGGTGGGGAAAAGCTGAGGGACTCTTTTGTACTCCCGTTGACTAACGCTCTCGGGGTGGTGACTGGGTTCCAATTCAGATCCGTTGAGCAGTCAAGTAAGGGGTATTTAGATTACTTCTTGGTACGTGATGAGTTGGTACTCTTTGGGTTGGGGCAGGCTATCCCTCATATCTGGGATACCGAATCTGTGTGCATTGTTGAGGGTGCCTTCGATTTATTCCCAACTCAAAGGGTACTTCCATACACTGTCAGTACTATTACAGCTAAGATTACTGAACAACTTCTGAGGTGGTTGTTTCGACTTGTGCATAAGGTGTACCTGTTCTACGATGCTGACTCAACTGGAAGATCTGCCTGTAGAGAATTCAGCATCGAGTACCGTTCGGACTTTGATCATCTCCAGATTCTTGACTACCCACGTGGTGTCCTCTTACCAAGTGGTAAGCCCGTGAAGGACCCGGCTAACCTTTGGGAGGCTTGGGGTGATGAACGATTCGAATCCTACATCATGAATCAGGTTAGGGAGTAGTTATGGCACAGACTTATGAACCAGCTGAAGCGGTTCAAACTATCGCTGAGAGCCTAATTGGTACCCATCATCCGGAGCTAGCTGAAGCCAGCTTCAGGTATATCTTCAAGGAGAAGTGCAGCAAGCGCGGTGGTAAGCCTGTGCTTGGTACCGTGAAGAAGATGAGTGACTTGCAAAAGTTCCTCATTACCGGTGAGCCTGACTTCTTAATGGAAATACCACTCGACATTTGGAATGAATTGGATGCAGCTCGTCGGACCGCACTGGTCGATCACTTACTAGAGTGTTGCACAGGTGAGGAGGACGAGCAGACATCTGAGATGAAGTGGAAGACACGTGAGCCTGATGTCTACGAGTTCAGCTCAATCCTTCGACGTCATGGGGCTTGGACTGATGACTTGTCGAACTTCGCGATTGTAGCTCAATCGCTTGACCTTAGTTTCATGACTGCCGAAAACGATGAAGACAACGAACTTCAAACGGCTGCTAACGAATAAAAGGTCATAAAGTGTGGGATACCACGTATAGGCCTTTGACCTTTGCCGATGTGCTAGGTCAAGAGGGAACAGTTCAACTACTCAAAGCTCGGCTCAAAAATGGGACCGCGCTTGACACTAGTTACATCTTTAGTGGTGGTAGTGGTCAGGGAAAGACCACCTTGGCTCGTATCTACGCTAGGGCGATGCTATGCGAGAACCTAGACAAGAACAACCCTGAGCCTTGTAACCAATGTGAGAGCTGTAGGTCTATCCTGAACGACTCCTCGGTAGCCTTCTCCGAGCAAGACGCGGCCAGTCAAGGTGGTATTGATCAGATTCGGAGAATCGTTGACAGTCTTCCATTCTCTGTGATGGGAGCCTCAAAGAGAATCTACCTCTTTGATGAGTGCCATCGGATGAGTAAGGATGCTCAAGACGTTCTCTTGAAACCCCTGGAAGAGCGCAAGATGATTGGGATGTTTTGCACCACGGAACCTGAAAAAGTCCGTGGTGCTATTCGATCCCGATGTGAGGAGTATGGTATTCGGAAGGTTACGCGCGAGGACATCCTAGTTCGGATGAAGCGCATTCTAGAAGCAGAGAAGGTTGAGTTTGATGATGACGGTATTCTAACAGTCATTGACTATGCTGGGGGTCATGTCCGTGATGTGGTGAGCCGTCTTGAGATGATTGCTCAGATTGGTCCTGTTACCCTAGACAATGTTCGAGACCACCTCAATCTGTCAGTTATCTCCACTTATTATCAGATCCTACTCAACTTGACCTCGGACACCAAGAAGGCTCTCCAGCTTGTCGACCAAGCTTGCGAGAGGATGACCGCTGAGGAAGTCGTCTCTGGCCTCTCGGAGGCCGCTATGAACTCATTCCGGTTAGCAAACGGGATGGGAGCCGACTTCTCGTTCACTGACAAGATGCTAGCTGTAGAGGTATACAAGATCTATGGGGTGGAGCTGATCAAGATCGCAAGTCACTTCTTGAGGTCTAGATATGTTACCCAGGTTGGACTGATTTGTGATCTTACCGCGTTGGCCTTCTCCGGAGTTAAGGCTTCTTTCGTCTCAGCTCAACCTGTAGCGCCAGCTCCTGTCCTACCCATATCAGCTCCTGTAGTATCACAGACTCAGCCTCCACCACCGATTACAGCTACACCCACCAAGATTGCTGAGGAGTTGACTACGACCCCAGTGGTGGAGGCTGAGTCTGTGAATACAGGTCGAGCGTCAAGTGACGGAATACCAATTGGAAATCTAGGGTCAGATGACCCTAGAGCCCTGACTACATACGATACTCAAGTTATCCCGGAAGAAAACCCTGGTAAAAGAAAGAAGCTAACTCTGACACCTCATGAGACTAACACGAGTGATAGAGAGCTAATTAGTCACGAAACTTGGCGCCGAGGGTTCGCTGAACTCTGGAGTAGAGGGGGAAATGCCTGAGTGGGTTGTTCTAGAACTAAGCCCTCAAGGTGAGGATGAGGACCCCGAGGTCCTCAGAAAAGCTGTTGGAAAAGCTATCAAGAGCTTAAAGGACGTATTCGTTCCTGCCTCCACCATCACGCGCGGACATTCCAAGTCTGTATACAAGCTTATTGAGAACTATATCTTTGTCAGGCGGACACAACCGGACCCCGTGTACTTCAAGTTGGAGGGGTCTAAGTACATTACCTCGATTCTAACGGTACTGGACCATAGAATTCGTAGAATATCTGCGGTACCTGATAGCTCCATCGAACAGATGCGTCTTCAGCTCCATATCGAAACTGAGCAGGGGATTGAGGTCGGCGACGAAGTCTTGGTCATGAGTGGGGCCTATAGCGGTATCGTTGGTAAGGTGATTGAGAATATACCTGAGAACAACTCTGTTCAGGTATTCGTCAAGCTGAGGTCTAAGCAAGCGCTGATCACTCTGCCGAGAAGTTTCTTGAAGTACGTCTCTGATACCGAAGATCAGCAGTACAACTCACCGTTCTTGACTAAGTTGATCAGGATCAAGCAGTGGATAGATCGAGCTAAGGCTCCAAACGGGTACTTGGTGAAGTCAAAAGATCCCCTGATCGCTAAGTATAACAGGTATCTCAGAATAACCTCGTGGTTGAATACCTTTAGACGAGCCAGGAAACTACTGGTAGACCCCGCTGCCCCTGAGACCTTTATCGGCTCAGATAGTGAACCTCTGCTGAAGAAGTTTCATCGAGTTCAGCAAATGAACTCATTCATATCGAGGTCCGGGTTCTTCTTCTACCTTCCTTTGATCCAACTACCAGAGGTTGATCAACTGTACAGTGCCTCAGCCTCTATTGAGCTACTTGACAACTTCATAGCTAGGTACTCACAGATTCACAGTGATTTTGACCAGCTCGAGAAGTCGATACCAGATTGGAACCCAGATATGGCTAACAACATCGTGTTTGATGGGCATAACCTCGCCTATAGAGTAGTCAATGCCCTACGAAACATTCCTGACCAGCTAACGGATAGCGAGGGTAGGTCAACTGCATTGGTATTTGGGTTCTTGCGCAGCCTAGCATCACTCAAGAAGCGTTTTGAGAGAGCTAACATGTACATAGTGTGGGATGGCTCAAAACAGCGTAGGGTTGACATGTACCCAGACTACAAGGCTGGTAGACCAGAGCACAGTCAAGGTACCCATGATGAGATGGCGCGACTCCAGTCTATACTTCCAATGTTTGGGATCTCACAAGTACACAACCCAGATGAGGAAACAGATGACATAATTGCTTGTTTACTGAAAAACAAGCTAAGTGGTAAACACAACATCATTATCTCTACCGACCGTGACTTCCTACAGTTGGTTACATATACTGACTTACTTTTAGTACCTAAGCAAGGAAGTCGACCTGAGACCCTTTACGACCCCGATAGAGTTGTGTCAGAGTATGGGGTACCGCCCCGGTTGATGGTTCACCTGCGAGCACTCTCGGGTGACACATCAGATAACTTACCTGGGGTCCCAAGAGTACCCCGAAAGATCTTGGCGTCACTACTAACCACGCACGGATCGATCGATGGGGTTTACGCTTCTAGCTTAGCCGGGGTCACGAAGACCCAATACGAGAAGATTAGAGGCTTTGAGAAACAAGCCAGGTTAAACGTGGAACTCATGGCGCTTCGAACTGACTTAGACTACCAAGTTGTGGAGTCCGCTCCAAACTTTGATAGTGCTTTTGACGCCTTAAAACAGTGTTCCATCCAACCTGAGACCTTGATCTCGACTTTCTTTCAGACCCCCGTTGGGGCTGGATTTACCAAGAATAGCTGAGGTATTATGGGTAGCACTGGCTTTACGATTTCGGTTGATCCTGCAGAGTTGGCAAACCGTTTTGCATCGCCAGAGCCATTATTCGATGAGCCTATTGAGGAGGCGGGCGAGGAGGAAGTCATGTCTATCCTATCCTCGCTGCACTTTGAAACACAAGTCAAGCCGCTCCTCGATAGGATACCAGATAGGGAAGCTGATCTGATTGAGCTGTACTACATTCAGAAGAAGCGCCAAGCTGATATAGCCGAGATCTTCGACGTAACTCAGGCAGCAATTAGTTACCGACTGGACCGAGGGTTACAGAGGATCAAGTTTTTACTGTCAATACCTCAGATCACAGAGAGCGAGATGAGGTATAATTTGCCATTTGTACCACTCAAGGCAATTGATGTCGATATTCTAGTTGGTATGTGGAAGACTACATGCCAAAGTGAGGTAGCCATGCAGCTAGGTCTCACTCAAGGTCGGGTTCGGCACCGTTTCTTTGGGGCTGTGAAGCTCCTTGAGCGAAAGGCTATTGAAGACCCAACCTTTGAACCTCTATTTAAGGTGTTCTCATCCATTGCTAGTAAGAACTTCAATATACTTAGAGCAGTAAAACTCCCTCAATGGGAAAATCGTGGTGGCGACGAACTGTCCGGGTTGTGATTCGATTGAGCATTTACTTGTACGCTTGGCAGTTTAGAGGACTGCCTTGCCATCCGTACAGAACCTCCGATTTCAAGACTATCAATTCGAGTACTCAATACCAGCCGGTAAGTGGTATTGGACTACTCGAGTCGACGTTTCCCAGTCAGTTCCAGCCTACCAGGTTCGGGATGTCAAGTCCCCCTACGGACTGCTGAGAGATTCAATTCCGATCCCAGGTGAGGTCATCCAAGCGATGGCTGATAGTATCGTAGAGTTGAAGTCTAACTTCGCTCCGAGTATCCTTATTGGTCCACCTGCGTCGTTCGTATTCGAGGTTGACGAGGGTAGGGGTTACTCTAACTCCCAAACTGTTCTTATCACTAATCGAGGGATATTTGGTTCACTACTGAGTGCGAGCCTTACGGCATCCGCCCCCTTCGTTAAAGTAAGTCCCTCTACCCTTGGTGGGTTAGCTGCCAACGAGAGTGGGGATTTTACGGTTGAAGTCGACTCAACTGGGTTATTGGCATCCAATAGTCCGTACCCCGAATCAGTAACTGTTCAGGACCCTACAGCTACCAATAATCCGCAGACAGTTCCTGTACTCATCACAGTCCGTCCCAGGGCTCTGATAACCTCGAGCGACACCTTAGTCACTTTCAACGTGGTACGTCCACTCAATGGTCAGTACCCGCAGGTCCCACAACAGACTTTCAGTATTGGGAACATGGGGCCAGCTGGCTCAGTCCTTGAGTACGACATCCGGGCTATTACTGGCCTATGCGGGAACTGGTTACGGAGTTGGCTACCCTCTGAGGGTACCCTTCAGGCGACCGAGGGTGAGTTGATCACCGTTACCGTCCAACCAACTAACGGTATGCTGCAGGGGACTTACTCAGAAAAGCTGCGCATTATTGGTTATAGCTCCAATAACTACATAGACGTTGAGATTCGTCTTGTAATTACGTGAGGGTAGAATGGCAGACCAGGATTTTGACTTGAGCAAGTTTGAGGTCCAACCCTCCACAGGGTTGGATTGCTTCTTAGCTAGGAACGCCAAGATGGTAACGCCTCTTCGACAGAAGGTAGCTTCCATTCAGGATCTTAGTGCATTCGTTCGACTATCCGCTGATGAGTTAGTACACAAGTCCACTAGGGACCTGTGGACCATTCGTAGGCAGGGCGACGGCGGCGGTATGTTCGTCGAGAGAACCTTTGACGACAATGGTGCGCCTCTTAAGGCCTAATTGGAGGAACCTTGAATAATCGTGAAAAGGTTAGGGTAGTCATTGCTAGGGAAGAAGGCTTGCCCTTGCCACCACCCCAAGCTCATAAACCAGATGGTTTTGGAGAGGATGTGGGGGCTGGAAAGCGTGCGATCCCTCAAGGGCATCAGTTTAATCCTAAGGCCCTGAAGCCCCTAGCTCGAACCTTGTTCGCGGCTTCGGTTGCTCTTGGACACTCTCTAACCGCCTATCGAGAGTTCGCGCGCATTAAGTCTGCGAGTATCTCTCCAGACGGGATGCTTGGTGGCAAAGGGTATGTTCTTAAGGTCAAGGAGATCAGGTCACAGTTGCAACAGGCTTGTGAACTGCTGTCCTCGATTACTGACACTTTGCATGACGAGGTTCACGCTCCTCATTGGCAACCCGAGGTCAATTTATTAGATTCGGAAGAGGCTGGTGAGATCGAAGGTTTGATTGAAGAGTCCGACGAAGTACTCCAAGATCCTGAACAGTACGGGGACAAGGAAGTTGACGAGGCTGAAAAGGCTCCAAAAACTAAGAAGCTCACCGACCGTATCAAGGATGAAGAGAACAAGGAAGGGGAAGCTTCACAGGTTCCTGGTGGTGGGGCTCAAGAGACAAGTGAGCCGACTCCCGCCGGCGATGTCTTCAAAGTCAAGCAGGCGAGGGATTGGAAGGCCCCATTCATTCAGAGAGTGGCCAACTCCTCTCTCCCAGTCAACACCCTTCCAGGTCCGCGCGTTGATCACCTAGACCGTGGGGAGCAGACAGGCCCCGAGGGTTCCTATAACAAGGACGAGCCCACTGTAGAAGATGAGTGGGGAAAGTCTGAGGGCGTTGGAAACGAGTACATCTACAAGACCCCTTGGGAGAATGACACAAGTCGATCCGCTGGGGCATCTCTTGTTTGGGGGACATCCAATATGCCCTCTGATGATGATACTCATGGTGAGGCGAATGACTTTGGGCTTGGGTATGGAGCTAAAGGTCAAGGGTCAGAGGGTTATGGCACAGCTAACCCTGATGGGCGTGGAGTCTATGGACCTCAGAGTGGGTTACCAAACGATCCTGGTGGACTCACGCACGACCCTGAAGCAGGTTCAACACCCTTTGATGACAAGTTATCTCCAAACGACGTGTGGGCTTCTATAGCGGAGTCAGAGCTCCCTTTTGACGGCCCCGACCCTGCCGCCCGAAGTGATTACTTCGATGGTGATAAGGGCAATCAATTCAACGTGCACCACCACGGAACCTCAGAGATGCCGGAGATGAACATCCACTCTCCAGAGGCTCCTCTAACTCCTCGACCCTCCCATAATCTTGAGCACATGTTCTCAGAGTCTCAGATGCCTGGGGATGGTGGGGTCAACTATGATCACTACAGGGATATCACCCCTAACGTGGGTGAGAACTTCGAACAACAAGACGTTCCCTATATTAAGTGGAAGTCGGATGCTCACGACTACCGCAACGACCAACAAGATCTGTACCGAGAAGACTACCACTGAAGGATATTGAAATGGCTGATTTGGGTGACATCTCTGGTTTTCTCAAGGAAGGCGCAGTCAACAATCTTGATTGGCTTGACGTTAATGAGAAAGACTACCGGGAACTATCGGATCTTCCAAAGCAAAACTTGGACTTTGCTCCGGACTTAGAGGCTTCTTGGAGTCATACAGGTCAAGCTCCGTCCACTTACTTGGTCCCTAACAAGGATGTCCATCGAACGATGGGTGACTTAAGTGAGGCTCATGGCAAGTTGGCCTCCACGGAGACTCTAGCCCAGGTCGAGAAGGTTGCTCGATTGGCGATCATGCAGTCCACTGATCCTGCCAAGATCGGCAATGTCCTGAAGACTCGGTTTGATCCTTGGACACTTCAAGCTGCTAGACCTATTCTAGCCAGTACCTTTCAGGAGCGTGGGTTACTTGGGCGTTACTACATCGATGCAAAGGACTTCCCCAATTGCTCTAGAAAGGCTAGTCGTAGCGAAGTAGACTTCGTCAAGAGGAACGCCGGAACTGCCAGGTTCATTCAGGCCAAAGATCAGTGCCTTGACTGCATCCATAACTCAAAGTCAACTTGTTCGGTTTTTCATAAGGAACTAGTTCTCGAAGTACCTTACTCATCTGAGTTGGCTGGTGCAGTAGAACAGAAGCAATGTGCTTGTGGTAAGCAGTCCGTACAAGCCTCGATTCAGGACCCTCGAGAGAGAATCAAGTCAGCCTACTTAGCTGGTGACTTACGGGTAGTAGGTACGGTTGAGACCCCCAAACCTATTGCGAACCCAGTTCATCAGCTCAAGGCTACAGTGGAACCCCCAAAGGTCCACCTCCCGGTACTTGCCACTCAGGCTCAACAGAATCTAGCGGAACAGCTTGCTTGGGCCCCTCCAGTTGAAGGTAAAGTTGCCTCAACCCTCAAGAATTCTTCGAACAAGAAGGCATTCGATGTCTGCTCTTTCTTGAGACATGAGATGCTCAAGGGTCGAAGCGAGAAGGATTTACTCCAAGCTCTGAGGCTTTCATTCTCCTTGGATGACCTGCGTGCCACGCGTAACTCTTGGGAGCCTATCTACAAGGAAGCTGGGTTGTATGGCACTGTATACTCAACCCAAGAATCCTTCGACAATTGCCATGAAGGTGCTGACTTCATTGCAAAGCACAATCATCAAATCAAGGGTATTGTTGCTAGCCAGAAGTGTGCGACTTGCATCTATAGCAAACTGAGTCGGTGCTTGGTCTACGGGAAGCCTCTTGTAGCCAAAGCTGAAGACCTCTATACAGAGGCCACTGTCAAGCAAGTTTTGTGGGACAATAAGCAAGCAGGGCGTCTAGGGGCGGGATCAGAGTCCTATCAGTGGGGTACGACTCCAGTTGATTCCCTTAAGGCAATCTATCGAACGGCATCTGTTTCGAATCCCCAAGATCAGATCCCCATGCGCGCCTACGTTGAGCAAGCATTCCGTGGGAATATCAACGAGTATACTACCTCAGGTTTGACCAAGCGCGAGGTAGTAAAAACTGCCTCCAGGTTCTTGAATGAAGGGCTCTACGGACATCAGCTCCTCAATGCGTTGAGAACTCGATTCGAGTCCCGGGACATCTTGGCGTCCTCGAATGAACTCAAGGTGGCTATGAGGGAGCAAGGGCTCCAAGGAATTTACTACATCGATCCAACTATCTACAACGATTATGCTAAGGGTTGTGCCGAAGGAGCACGACTACATCGTGCTCGCCAGATCCCCTATGTGAAGCTCGGCTCAAAGTGCACTACTTGTGTCCAGCAAGCTCACCCAGGTTTCTGCTCGAAGTATGCCAAGCACCTTGTAGTTGATCCACCCTATGCCGACAAGGCGGCTCAGCAGAGGGAGATTCTAGCCTCTGGTCCAGCCACCGAGATTGATGTGGGTAGCCTCATGATTCACAACCCGTCTTCGGTTGCTGACTTGGTTCAGATGAAATCTGGACTGGAGATTGACTTGAACCCAACCCCAACGAAGTCTGCAACGATTTCTGTTGAGCTGGGTGGAGCAACTATCGATCTATGACCCTTCAAGACCTGACCTCTGCGGACACCTTAACACTCCGGGTTGCAGCTCGTTTTATGCGAGCTGAACAACAACCTGGAATGCGTAAGAATGTCCAGGAACTGGTTAGTCCGATCAATAAGCCACGAGGGATAGACCGTGGGATTGTCAGAGATCATGGTCAACTCATGGAGGAAGGTATCGACGATACTGTTAAGCCCAACCGTCGTGATATTCGCCCAGAAGATGCCTTTGCTGGAACCCCTAATCAGATGGGTGTTCTCAATCTGGCTGAAACAGGTAAGGACCTCTCGAAGGTACTCAGAACTCAGATCCAAAAAGACAAGGGCTACGATGTCGTTCGCAACCTATCTCAGTACCTCATTAGGACTGAAGGTGGCGGCGGAGCAGACCCTGTTGAATGAACTAGGGTACTTTTATGCCAGATGAAGAACTCAACTCAAATGTAGAGAACCTTTCGCACGAGGAGATCTTAGAAGCGGCTACTTCACTCCTTCCCTTGCATGACATAGGTCCATTTGAGGGGAAGACCGGTATTGTCAAGAGAGGTCCTGGGAGACCCCGTAAGATTGAGAGACGCCCCGGGCGAGATGACTTAGAGTATCACGCCCTAATGGCTGTCGAGAGGCAGAAGTTCATAGATACTGACCCTCTTGTTACTCTGATCGAAGGCAATCCGAGTGATACTCTAGCTTTACTGCATCGTGTCAAGCTTGATGTGGCACGTGAAGCAGCAACCCTCCACTTCCAACGAATTGAATCTGAGAAGTATGGCAAGGACACCTCTGCAATCTCTATAAAGAGGGTCAAGGCACTGGAAGAAATCGCCAAGATAGAACTCAAGCTACGTCAGGTCGACCAAGACTCCATCAACCTTCACAGCGAGAAAATGCAGAAGATCTTCTCTATTTGGGTTGAAAAAATGCGTGAGGTCGCCTTGGAACTACTATCCCCAGAGCTATTCGACATGTTCTTCAATCGGTTTGCTACCGAGATGAGTAACTGGGAAGACGAAGCTCAGAATAACTTGAGGTAATCGTGGCTAGCAAGGATAAGGAGCCCAGGTCTCTAGGTATTGCTCACCTGATTCGGAGCGCTGGTCATCAAGGTAAGAGCATACTGGAAAATGCTCAGCAAGAGGCATCCATGAATGGTGCCCTTAGCGAGACTGCTCACGATGGTCGCAACGTAAAGATCTTCAACGTCTTGCAGTACGCTGAGTCCTCTTGGGGCCTAGGGATGAAGCTGTACCCAGTACAGCGGTTCATCGTCAAGATGTATTACCACATCCCGTTGGATGACAAAGAGAAGACCATTGTCATCTACGACATGTTCAAGACTAAGGTGCTTTACCGCTTCACTGAAGTAGAGTACTTGCACTACTTGTTCAGTGAGGGTCGCTGCAACATTGGTGAACAAGACCACATTCGAAGGCAGTTGATTCTAGCTATCGGGCGCCGGTCAGGCAAGACAACCCTATCAGCTGTTTTTGCCAGCTATGAGTTGTATCGACTGATCTCCCTTGGTAACCCTCAGGAGTATTATGGGCTACCGAACGGAAATAGGATTCAGATCATATCAGTTGCTACTGATAAGGATCAGGCAGGTCTTCTATTCAGTGATGTGACCTCGCACATGGCCAAGTGCGAGTTCTTCCAGCCCTACATTGCCAACAATACACTCAGCTACGTTCAGTTCAGGACTCCATACGACATCGAGAAGTTCGGACCTACGGTCAGGCATGAGAACGGAAAATTCACCTCCTTTAATGGTAAGGCCTCACTGAGGGTCACCTTCAAGGCTAGTGTGTCCAAGGGCCTCCGTGGATCTGGTAATATTGTCATCATCCTCGATGAGCTGGCTCATTTTCAGGACAAGGGTGTCAGCTCTGCCAAGGACATCTATGACGCTATCACTCCGTCAGCTCTGGCGTTCTCACACAAGAACCCAGAGACCAATGAGCCCATAGGTCCAGTAGAAAGTCGAATCATCTCGATTTCGTCACCATTGAACCGAGCTGGTAAGTTCTACGAACTATTCCACTTTGCAATGTCAAAGGCCGAGGGTTCCGAAAACCTACTGGCAATCCAAGCTCCAACTTGGGAAGTCTTTCGGGACTGCGACCCAACCTTCCTTCGAGAGAAGTTCCATGAGGACCCCTCTGTCTTCATGACCGAGTACGGGGCTCAGTTCTCAGACCGTGTTCGTGGTTGGGTCGAGCGTGAGGAAGACTTATTGGCGTGTATCAAGCCAGAGCACAAGCCTATCTTCTCGGGCCGCCCAAGAAGTCCTCATCAGATGGGGATCGACGTAGGTCTCATTGGTGACGGTACAGCTGTCTTCATTACTCATGCCGATGGGGATAAGATTGTTCAGGATTACCATGAGGTTTGGTATGCAGGGGTACCTTGGAATGAATCCAACCCTCACCTTACTGCACCACTGATCGACTATGCTAAGGTCCTCGAGACTGTCGAGCGGTTAGACTTTGACTCAATTGCAGATTGGATTTATGCCCTCTGCAAGAAGTTCTACATCACTGATGGATTGTTTGACCGTTGGAACGGGTTGCCGTTAGAGCAATCCCTACATAAGAAAGGTCTGAAACAGTTTCGTAGTGAGTTCTTCACTCAGGATGAGAAGAGTCGTATGTTTCAGGCGGTCAAGCTCTTGATGTTTGACCGAAAGTTGGAGCTGTATGATTACCCCCTACCTACGTCGACTGAAGGTGGCAAGCATTCACCTTTCATTGATGAGGTTCTGGGACTTCAAGCAACTCAACGAGCCAAGAATCAGATCCTTGTTGAAGCTCCAAAAGTCAAGGGTCTTCATGATGACGTGTCAGACGCCTTCGTTCGAGCTGTATGGTTGTCCCTGTCCAGAATTACCAACATCAAATTAGTATCCAAACATAGCCTAGATAACGATAGACGCCCGCTCCAACGGGAGACTACACCTCAGAACTACAGGATGGCGCGTATGCGAAAGCATGGCGTTATCATGGACCGAATGATCACCCGCTCGATGGCTAGGAGGGTACCTTGAGGCATCCCATTCTCGATGAGATCTCGCTTCGTGTTGCAGCCCGGTATCACGAAAAGAAGAAGCTGGATAGCGGGAACACGGTCTACGTCTACAGCCCTCAGCAGATATCACGGAGGAATAACGAGAAGGCTGATCGGATTGAGAAGTTCAAGTCTTCTCTGGGTAAGATGCGCAGTAAGGTTGAGAGGGACTTGAAGTCCAAGGACACCAAAACCAAGCTGACAGCACTTGTAGTAGCTCTGATCGATCACACCTATGAGAGGGTTGGTAACGACGACTCGGCTGAGGAGCGTGGACACTTTGGGGTCACAGGGTGGCAGAAACAGCATGTCTCTATGGGTAAGGGAAAAGCTGTCATCAAGTACACTGGTAAGTCAGGTGTAAAACACGAGAAAGTAGTGGATGACACCAAGATCCTACCTGCTCTCAAAGCAGCCTACGATTCAGTTGAGAAGGATACTGGAGGGCTCTTTGAGGGTGTTGGGTCAAAGGAAGTTAACGAGTATCTGAGCTCCTTCAACATCACGGCAAAAGACATTCGAGGTCTCCACGCTAATCGTGAGATGCAGGAGCGGCTACGGGCTCTTAGATCCAAGGGTCCAAAGCTCCCTAGTGATCGAAAGGGGAAAGACGAGATTCTCAAGAAGGAATTCACTAAGGCTCTTGAGGGGGCCGCTGAGGCTGTAGGACATGAGGCCTCGACCTTGCGTAGTCAGTACTTGGTACCTGCACTCGAAGATGCCTACATGAAGGATGGTACTGTAATCGAGAAGTTCAACGAGAAGGCAGCTGGTCTCGACCCTGAAACTAACCCACCTCTGATTTTCTCTCATCGGATCATCCGACAACTAGTGGACCATCTCCTTGGTGAGGACTTCGTCACTGAGGATCTAGACTTCGAGTCGATTCGTTTGGTGTTTAGGCAAAAGGGTGGTTCTTGGGAAGGCTTCATGAACGGTGACATGAAAAACAACAAGCTACTTGAGGACATCGTGTCCGCTTGGGCTCAGTTACCCAACCGTAAGAAGAAGCAGGAGACCCTGTAATGCCTGAGCAGCTCATAACACAAGACTGTACTCAGGCGGAGCAAGTACTACGAAAAACTTGTTCTAAGTGCAAGTATCCTAAGCCCCTCATTGAAATGGTTAAGCAGAGAGGCTCTCCAGATGGGCTCAGTTCATGGTGCATCACTTGTTTTAACAAAGCAAATCGTATACGTAGCTTGGAGAGGACTAGATCAAGGCAAAAGCTGATTAACTTGTTAAAAGAAGATCCCTGCATGGATTGTGGCAACAAGTTCCCCCCTTGTTGTATGGATTTTGACCATGTTCGAGGTAGTAAACTGAAGGGTATCGGTCAGTTGTACACTGGCTCAGAAGAGATCCTGTATACCGAGATTGAGAAGTGTGACTTGGTTTGTGCTGTTTGTCATCGCCTTCGGACGCACCTCCGGAGTGAGATCACCAACAAGAGATTTGCTGCCTTCTACGAGAAGATGAAGGTCCTGAAAGACAAACCTTGTGTGGACTGTGGTCACATATTTCCGGCCGCAGGTATGGATTTTGACCATGTACGTGGTGCAAAAGAGTTACCAATATCCAAGATGTACACTTGTGCATGGAGTAGAGTCCTGTTG